CTCGTTCAGCTTCGCCATGGCTCCGTTTATAGAACGGAGCGTTATAGACTTCAGCTTTCGCGTCACGGACAGAGTACATCTTCAGTTGCATTTTGCACCTTCAGGTTTGAGAGAGGCACGATTGCCTCAGTCGTTTCCAGAACATGGAATGTTCAGGCAGATTGTCTAGTTTTTCGTAAAAATAAATTTTTACTTTTGGATCAGAGACCGGGGATTACGCCCGTTCAATACCCCCTAAAGGGGGTGATTACCGGGCGTGAAAGAGCGCGCAGGGGCGCTTATTGTGGGTGTTGGCTTTGCTAATAAGCAAAGCATTTTAGGTCGCGCTGGGGTGGCGTTCGCTACGCTCACTTGACCTTGCTTTGCGGCGGTCCCCATCCCTTGCGCTTGTGTTTAGGAGAGAAGATTGCGCCCCGTTAGGGGCGCTTCCTCGCGAGCAAGTAAGCTCGCCGAGGTGTTAAGGGGAGAGATTAAGATTTAGGAGTTTTAGAGGGTGAGGGAGTCGCTTCTATTTTATCGTTTAATTCGTTTTTTGAGGTCGCTCCTGGAGGAGAAGAGTTAGGGATTGAGGGAGGAGATTTTTTGGGTTCAAAGAGACCCAATTCCACTCCTTCGTCGTGGTTTTTCGAATCCTGAAGGAATTCGATGAGTTTTCCGGGATCGTTCGCAAAGCGGGAACGAATTTGAGCCGGGAGAGACGCGAATGCGTCTTGGGCATTTGCAACTTCTTGCAACATGCCGTGGTAGTCAGAGATTTGGGAGAAGTCGGCGTAAACGCCTCCTTTTCGAGTAAGAGCGTTAAAGGCAACCGGATCGGAGCCATATTTACGCATGATTGAGTTGATGTCTGCCTCGTCCTGGAACTGCTGTTGAGTCATAGTGGGTTCGTTATTCACAGTACGGACTCGAATGCGTTCAGTGTGGTGAGAGGCAAGAACGGGATTAATTTCTGTCGTAACCAATTTCATCGTTTACTCCAAGGGTTGATCATTTTTCGGTCGGATTCAGGGCGCGGAGCCTTGAATCGCTGGATATCTTCAACTTTTTCGATCAGAGGCTGCATTAATTTATAAGCACGGTTCGTGATATCAGCAGCCGGGATACCTTTCGATGCAACCTTAGTGTCGACATCGATTTTGTTTTTTTGCGAAGTCATGAGAGCCAATTCTTTTTCCTGTTTAGCAACAGCCATGCGCATTTGTTTCATTTCCAACGCTGTGGAAACCAAACCAGCCATGGTATTTTGTTGGGGCGCACCGGTCGTGGTGCTTCCTGAGGCACCAGCGGGAGAAGGGGCTCCAGCGTTAACGGAAAGAATCGGGTTCAGGCCCGCGTTTTTCAAATCAGCAACTTCCCGAGCATGTGCCGTGTTTGACATACGCTCTTGAAATTGCATCTGTTCGCGGGCATTGGCTTGCGCCATCACGTTCGCATTGTGTGCAATATCTTTATTTGCATCATTGGCCTGTCTCTGGCCGACATAGCCTAGAACAGCGCCAAGAATGTCACCAGTACCACCAAAGTCCATTAGAACTTCCCAAGTGTAACAGGTACCGAGTACATCTGCATCGGACGAGCATGTTTATACGAAAACCATGCGTCGAAGAGAAGATGGGGGGCACCAGTGACGGCGATTGCGCGATCAATGGGAGTGTTTTGGACAATGAACGTCGAGTTCAATGCAGGAACCGCGTTGAATTCTTCAGCCATGTGCCACATGTCGAGCGAAGTCGCATAGCTCGAGCGGAATTCACCGTGAATTTCAGAAGGCTTATACCGGTATTCGGCGTAGCGCTCCTGGTATCCGAACACAGCCGTGTCGGAACCACCGGAACCGGCGAGGTAGATCTCTTTGTTGAGAATCGCTTGTTCGCCGAGTTCCTGGAGTTTCGGCCAGAAGAAATCGTAGCGAGTGGAGCGAAGCCAAAGCTTATTAAGACCCTGCTGGTAAGAAAGGTCCGCTCTTGCACAGGCCAGGCCAATAACATAGCCGTGTTCAACAAAGGAGTGGGTAAAGCCAGCGGAACCCTGGTGAGTACCAAAGGCCGCCAATTGGCCCTGAGCGTCCGCTCCTGCGGTCGGGGCCGTTTGGGCTACCGGATGGCTCGAGATCTTAGAAGTACCGCCACCGAGGTATTCAGGGCGCTGTAAACGGAAGTCAGGCGAAGTCACGTTAAAGTGAGCTGCCAAAAGTTCGACATACCGAGTTCCGCCGCGAGCATCGAGTTCAAGCAGACCTTGAACCTGAAATGCTTGACGCAGTTGGTTAATAGTGGCGGCTGTTGCGTTAGTAAGATCGGCCACAAGACCCGAATTCGAGAAATACGCAAGAGAACTTGCTACCGATGCTCCAGCATATCCTACGCTAGCCGTTTCGAACTTCAGTTCTCGGGCAGTACCGGAAGTTGCGTTAATGAGAGTTGGGTAGGAACCGTTTGGAATAACCGGCGCTGTTGTTCCCAAAGGGAGAGAAATTGCGGTGCCTTTTTGGAGCCATGGCAGCGCAGAAGTAAAGTAATCATGTCGCTTGCCACGTTTGAGTAGCGCATAATCAGCAATTTGATCAGGTCCGTCGTCCGTGTTTTGGACGACTCGGTTTTGGAGATTTTCGTCTCGAAACCAAGTATTCCAGATAAGGTTATAACAGCGCAGAGGAAGAGTGTTTCCAAGAGTCCAAGCGCCGGTAACATCAGTCGGGAGACCCATTTTATCAAAGATTGTTCCGACTTCTGGACCGCCTGCAGGGAAAGCATCGAGTGACGGAAGAACGTAACTAATCGAGTCACCTGGGTTATCTTGTGCACCATTGAATCGCTCCCAGTTGGTCCAAACAAGTCGGTTTGGAACAAAGAAAAAGAAATAATCAACCATCATGTTATCCATGATCGGGACTTTTTGTGTCGCTAAGCGGGCGAATGTCTGCATTGACACGTTACACGTATCGCCCGGAAGAATTTCGTCCAAGAAAATTGGAACAAGATAATCGAAATCGAACGTGTCTTTTACGGCAAAAGACCGGTCGAATTGAGATCGTTGAATGCGAACATCTGGTTGTGTCGCAAACGAATGTTGTGAATTGCGGTTACCTAAGGACATAGCACCTTCCGTGTTAAAGCTTCAGATAAGCCTGAAGCTGTTCAAACTGTTTGTTTTTAATTAAGCGGCGGACTTCGTTTCGCCGGAGCGGAGTTTTGGACGTCAATTTCCGGGCATTAAAGACGTCCCACCATTTTTCTTCTTCAGATCTCTCGCGCGATGCGGCCTCTGTTTGGCGCTCGAGTTTGAGGCGTTCCACGTAACATAACCAGTCCGCAGGACGGTGTTCTTTCAACCATTTTTCATAGTACCGAGGAATGGGGACTTTAGAGCCATCTTGAAGTACGCAATGGCCTTGTAAGAAAATGTCAGGCCAATATTTTTCGAGCCACCGTTTTCCGATGGCGTATTTAGAGGACATTTTATGGATGGGTTTAAATTCGTGTTCGCCGTCTTTTCCGTGAACTAATTTTTTGGTTGCGTACCGGGCAACGTAGCCGGCGCTTTCGATGGTGACGGAGCCGTATTCGGCGGTTCCTTTTCCCCAGAGGGTGGTGAGTTGTTCCGAAGAAAACACACGATCGCCTCTGTCGCTGGTGTACTTATACACCCCGTCAGAAGGAGTCCAATTAAAGACAATAGCATGCCAATGCGGACGCTTGTTTTTTTCACCGTATTCTCCTGTCACCATAATTGGAATTTTTGGACGTTCGAACGTAATTGGATCGAGTGGTGCGTTATCACGAAGACGCTGAGCAAAATTTTGCCAGTCTTCGTAGATGAGTTTAGACGATTTGAGGTGCACGTCCGCATAGGTCAGAGTAATGAATGCGTTCTGTTCGTACATGGATGCTTCGTGAACGCAGCGAACAGCCTTTTCGCGCGCTTGCGACAAGCGGCATTCAAGGCATTGTCCGCATGGAAGCTTGAAAGTCGCATATTCTTTGCTATAGTCTTTCTGGGACCAAGATAAGGTCTTACCGTCAGCTTTGAAGCCAACGGTACGAGGATCTGTGCACGGCACTGCATGGGTCCTTTTTTTTAGAGTCTGATGCCGCCGCGCATTTTACGCGGGTTCATGCCGTTAAGTTTGTGATGGCCGGCAGTCGCCTTAAAGGATCGGCGTGAGGACTTTTTTGAGAGCGGTTTACGTTTCATGATCACCTCTGTTTTTAGGGTAAATCGTCAGTGGGCATAGTTACAACAAGGAAGGTAACTATGCCCACTTGCGTTAATGAGGTGTTTATCGGCTGATAAGGTCCACCGCTTTAACAATATGTTGCGGTGTGTTGAGAGGCGCTACAAGACCAGTCTGGTCATTGTATTCGCCGAGGTAATAAAGATCGAAATCCTCTGGATATTTCGAGTTTGGGTTTTTGTCGTCGCGAATGGCGTTTAAGAAGTCTCGTTCAGCTTCGCCATGGCTCCGTTTATAGAACGGAGCGTTATAGACTTCAGCTTTCGCGTCACGGACAGAGTACGTCTTCAGTTGCATTTTGCACCTTCAGGTTTGAGAGAGGCACGATTGCCTCAGTCGTTTCCAGAACATGGAATGTTCAGGCAGATTGTCTA